CTTTGTGATAATCAACTCCTTTATAAATAGATGAACATCCTTCCTTTTTATCAATATTTTGAACATTTTGAGAAGCAGTTGCATATCTTAGATTTGATTTTCTATTATCTAATTTATCTCTGTTTATGTGATCTATTCTAGAGTCACCTTTTTTGGCATTTATTACAAATCGATGTAAATTTCCAATAACATCTGGTCCAATTGCATAACCACCAGATAATCTCCATTTGTATTTAATTACATTTTCGTAATCTTCTTCATCAATTAATGAATATGCAATAATTTCATTACTTTTATTTCTTAAAGGAATTTTACAACTCATTTTGAAATTTTATGTGATCTCAAAGATTAGTTAAAGTTCTTAATTTTTTGAATTAAGGTATTTTAATGTTGTTTCTTCGAATATATACCCAAGAAGAAGTTATATTCATGATCTGTTAGTATATATCTTGCTGTAGGTATTGTCTTAAGCTTAAGACCAAATAAACTAGTAGAGTAATATGCTATTAATAGACCTATTAGTAGATAATACTTACACATAAACCTTATTTTACTTCTATCTACTTGCCTTGGATCACTGACGTCGTCTTTAATCACATGAGCTATTGTGGCCTTATTAATAGCATCTGCAATAGATGTTCTATCTTTTCCTGACTTACAGCTGAATGCTAAGTTGTATTCATCTTTACAGACAAAATAATGATACAACGATATATCTACTATACAGTCAAATAAGTTCTTTGCAATTGATGATGAATCAGTATAATAATGTTTGATTATTTTATTAATCATTGTCTGGTGTTTGTCAGTATCATTACTACTATGTAATGTTCCCATCTTCAAAGGTCCTAGATATTGACTTCTCAATGGAAGAAATATAGGAAGAAATTTTTCATGAATGTATTCTTTTTTCCTTGAGATCACATACTCTTCTTTCCTTATACTATCAATAGCTTTAGACATTCTATATGTTGCATTTACCATTACTTTACATATATTAGTATTGCAATTACCTATAAGTGTAATGCACAGAGTTTTCTTATCATTATTTATTTTATGTAGTAGGTCATGAACAGATTCTTTGTTAAAGTTATCTACATTAAAACCAAAGCGATAAGTAGTGTAATGTAATAGATCTATGCGATAGAAATTATAGATCCTCGGATCAAAAACACTGTTAAAACAAGTACCTTTGGAGATCTTATATCCTAAATCACTTTGATATCTAGTAGGTATTCCAAATAATCCATATATAAGTGGTTTCTTTTTAGAGTTCTTTCTGTAGATGTCCATATTATCTTTACAGAAAATCTTATTCGGATTCCTCACAATTTTATTGATATAACTAAGTTCACTAAAGTGTTTATCTTCGACAAGAATCTTCTCTATAAATTTTATATAATCATACACAGTTTCGTACATTTATTATTAATCAAGGATTAAATTGATCAAACAATGTTTAATTGATCAATCAATGATTAATTGATCACGTAGATTTTGGTTTATTTTTTTATTATCTTTTTAAAATGGGAAATCATCAATTTAAAATGGATCAGATTCCACAGAGAGGACAGGTAGTTACTATAAAACAATCAAATTACACTATCAGCCAGAAATTTGACAAAGATGCAATATTTGTAGGAGCAAAAGCAAAAGTAATAGGCACAAAAGACCTAATGCAATCTAGACCCAATGCTCCAAAAATTACAGCATCACTGATACAAATACAAAATGGTCTTGTTGAAGTATATCTTACCAATAATTTGGAATATTGATTCATCATCAATGAATATTGATTAATTTAACTTGTTAAACAGAAATCAATATCTATGATCCAATTTTAATTTCAAGAAATGATCTCTTCTCATTCTGTTTATGACTTTTTCTGGAAGTCTTAATTTCACATGAAAATGTTCATGATTTTGCCATTTACCTATATTATAACTTATTTGATAATCAGTTATGTTCCAAAAACTCGTAAAATCCCTAATAGTCTTTAACATCATTTCTACCTCAGCTGTACTTAATTCATTTATACTAGTTACGTGCCTTATAGGCGTAAGTAATATAATCGGACGTTTATGCATATCATGGTGAAATATAAATCCTGTGATATCTTTGTTTTCGGGATCTGGATTGAAAGTTGTGATAACGTGATTTTTTACTTTTCCTCTTAATTTACAAGTATAACATCTCTTGTCATTTCTGCTTTTCTTCTTCAATAACTTCAAATCAATCGATCCTTTATCAGGAAGATAATCAGGTACATCAAATTTACTTGGATCTTCATTCCAATAAACATTAGTGTAGTCAACTTCGATATAAGGATCATATCGCGGTGGTTCATATCGCGGTGGGATCTGATGCATTGGGCGCATTATATGTATTGGTGGAGGCATTTGTGGCATAGCCATAGATAGATAATATCCATCGAAATAATGCATAGGTGGTTGTTGCACAGACATTTGTAGTTGATGCTGTTGTTGCACAGGCATTTGTTGTGTATTAGATGACGTAGATAACGTAGATAACGTAGATAACGTAGTTGTTGTAGACATTTCGTTTGAAGAATTTTGCACTGTTTGATCCATTTACATCTACGTTATTATTATTATTCAAAAATTAACGTACTTAATCGATTGATTATTGATTAATTATAGATGAATATCTGTTAATCACTTGATTAATAATTTCTGTATATTAATTAAGAATATGTTCAGTCTAAAGAAATTATTGATTAATCATCAATTAAATGAATCGGCAAATAGGTCAGATGAATCTGGATCCGAAGAATCTATTTCTGAATATATAGACCAGAACAAAGTTCTTTGTGTCCAGCCAAGTGATCAAGATCAAGATCAAAATAAATTTACTGAAAAAATTGTAGACGTTGTCAATTCGTATATTAATCATTTCAGTAAATTTAAAGAAAGTACGTATATAATAGATGGGACTGATTCATCGTCAATAATCAAAGCCATAATAAAAAATACAGAGATATTTTATGTATTAAGAATAGAAAACTACTTAATTACTAAAAATGCACCTAAAAACTGGAAAAATATTGAAAATGGACATAACTACCAAGTATTTTTAATACCAAACAATTAAAGGTATAATATCTCCAATTTCCCATCCATAGAAAGATCCCTAGATCCTATTCCAAGATACTTACCTTTGGGTGATTCAGGGACTTTTACATTTATCCAATTAAATCTAGATATACCAGACACTGGATCTTTCATAATATGCAAAGTAAACCACTTTCGTTTATCCTGAAAATATACATGGACTGGCAATACAGTGTCATTATGTTCTTCTTCAATAAATGAAGTAGAATCAAGTAACTTGTCAACAAACATCTCTATTATCCAAGAAGTATGTCCAGTTATATTCAAACGGCTTTTTCCTCCAAATTCACATATAGCATATAGACTTGTTGGTTCTTGAATAAGATAATAGTCACGCACCAATAGATATTTCCTTGCTGGGTCTGTTGGTATAGAAGAATGTGTGTGTTCTGCTACTCTTGCTAAACACAATTTTACTTTATCATCATGTTCATCAAGACTAGTAATTCCTTCTGTTCCAGTTCCATTTAAAGTTTCTATTCTAGTGTGTTTAACTCCATCAAAGCGATATACTTTTATTAGATGTCTTTTTTGAATAGCTGCTTTTATCCATTCTTGATCTGAACCTGTAACTCCTCCTGTATACAAAATTGATTCATTAGTTTCTGTTTGCTCCATTGCTTTAAATTTATATCTACATTATAACTTTAAGACATTTACGAGCTAAGAAGTTTAACAACTGTAAAGATATTATCTTCACTAAATAAATGAGTCTTAGTGAAATTCTGAACATTGAACGTCAAAGAAGAGAGACTAGTAAGATCATATTTAAAACTGTGTTTGAGCGTGTTAAAATTAGAATAAATAATTATGTGAAAGCAGGATCAAAATTCTGTGTATATACAATACCTGATTTTATACCTGGGTATCCTCTTGTAAATGTTGATGCAACTATGAACTACTTACTTAAAAAATTAACAAAAGAAAAATTTATAGTGCACCAAGTAGACAGATATAATATCTTGATTTCATGGGACTACGAAGAACTAAAGCGACTTGACCGTATACAAAAAGAACAACAAAGAAGAAAAGATAACACTGATGAGATGAGAAATACTATAGACACCGGTATAAATTCTCTTTTGAACATTGACACAGGTCCTAGTATTCTTGATCCACCGCCAAAGAAATCAAGTAATAAACAGAAAAACAAAAAAAATAGTTCTAAAGAAAAAATAAATAAGTTATCGATAGAGAAAGAATACTAATAATGAAGTCTGAAATCTTTGAAAAAACTAGACCTAAAACTACCAAAGATATTGTAGGTAATAATTCACTAGTTCAGAAATTAAAGAATGACATCAACAATGAAGACAAATTTCACAAAATATTTTTGATATCCGGTCCAATTGGCGTTGGTAAAACATTGACATTACAATTAATTTCTAAGGAACTGAAATTAAAGGATGTATGGCTTGATCCAGACCAAGATCTAACCAAATTAGACCTAAGATCTTCTCTTTTCAATGAAAAGAAAATATATATAATAGACAATGCTGATAGTATTTCTGCAAGCAATATAAAGATCTTAAATAAGATAATAAAAGACTCATTATATCCAGTAGTTGTGATATGTAATGACTCATATCCATTAAAGAGTCTGCATTTCGAAGAATACAAGTTTACTAGACCTAATAAGATATCTATTCGCAATTTTCTAGTTAAACATAAGATCTTTAAAAACACTGATTCTGAAAAAGTAATTGCAAAGATAGATGATCTTATTACGTCTACTAATAATGATATTAGATATCTATTAAATACTATATATGTTAGTTCTACTAAATCGTCTAAAGATCAATATGATCATAATGTATTCGACGCATTTAAGACATTTATATCTAGAGAATCTACGTTTGAAGAAAAAGTTACATCATTCTATTCAGATCCATATATCTTACCGATGTTTATTCATGAAAATTATGCTTCGGGGAAAAGTGATTCTAAGTTCAAAAGTGATTCTAAAACTAAAAGTGATTCTAAAACTAAAAGTGATTCCAAGGGTAAAGATACTTTGATTAAGTTGTCTAGATCTGCAGACTTAATTGCAGAATCAAGTATATATGATTCTGCAGCAAGTCCAGGGAAAGGTAATATGTTTTTGTCTAATTATCAATGTTTTTATTTAATAGATGCTTGTAGATCTGCTTCATTTTCGTTTCCTAAATATCCAACTTTACTTGGGAATGAATCAAAGAAAAATGGTAACTTTAATACGTTGATTAAGATAAAGGTATCAAATTACAAATTCTATAGATCAGATCTTATCGAATTTCTATGGTATCTTATAACCATTGTGTATAATCAAATCATAAACAAAGACTTCACAGGTGCACGAACATTAATCAAAGAATATAATTTGGAAAAAGATCAATTATATGACTATTTCTTCATAAAAGACATCGTTCCAAGTAATGTAAAGGCAGCGTTTACAAAATTCTTTAAGGATCCATCTAAAGTTCCTAAACCAACAAAAGTGAAAACAAATCCAGTTAAAGATCCCAAGCCAATAGTTGTAGATCCTAAACCAGTTATAGATCCTAAACCAGTTATAGATCCTAAACCAGTTATAGATCCTAAACCAGTTGTAGATCCTAAACCAGTTATAGATCCCAAACCAGTTATAAACATTGAAAACATGACTATTAGACAATTTTTTAATAGATTTAATTAATGCGTTGATATCCATTAATTAATTAATTAACTAGATAATAATGACAACCCCCAAAATAAGGATCAAGAAATTTAATCCACTTTTACTAGAAGAAAGAAGACTTAATGGAAGTCCTCCCACTATACTTGTTCTTGGAAAGAGAGGTACTGGAAAAAGTACTCTAGTTGTTGATCTTTTGAAATCTATGAAGAATATTCCTATGTTATTATGTATGTCTGGTACAGAGGAAGGTAATAATTTTTATCAGTCACATATACATCCTCTTTGTATTCATGGAGATTATAAGAAGACTGTGGTCAGTAATATGATCAAACAACAGAGAAATAAACTAATGAAATGTAATAAGGCTGGTGTAGATCCTAATACTAGACCTGATCTTGGCGTAGGTTTACTATTAGATGATTGTGGTTATGACAAAAAGACTATGAAGGAACCTGAAATCAGGTTAATTTTTATGAATGGTAGGCACTGGAAGATAACATTTATTGTGGCATTGCAGTATATGATGGACATTACTCCGGATCTAAGAACTAATATTGATTATATCTTCGTTCTGAGAGAGAACATCAAGGCTAATCAAGAGAGACTTTACAAATACTTCTTCGGATGTTTTCAAAAGTTTTCCCATTTTCAGGAAGCTTTTATAGAATGCACAAATAATTATGAATGTCTAGTTCTAGATAACACTTCTAAAAGTAATAAAATCGAAGACTGCGTTTTTTGGTACAAAGCAACTCCCGATTTAGATTACAAAATAGGAAGTCCAGAACTATGGTCTTATCTTGATTCTATCTATAAGAAAGACTATGATGATGAGGAAGAACAGAATCAGGTAAAGCCCGTTAATTCTGGAATAGTTGTAAAAAAGGATCTTGGATCATAAAAAATTCCAAGTTCTTGATTAATTTTCTGTGATATTATAAATGGCTAAAAGATATTCTCGCCGATCTCACCGAAAGTCACGTAAAGGATCACGCAAATCACACCGCAAATCACGCCGATCTCGTCGCCGATCCCACCGCAAGTCGCGCAAGGGATCGCGCAAATCTCGCCGATCTCGCCGCAGGTCTCGTAAGGGATCGCGTAAATCCCGCAAGTCCCGCCGCCGATCGCGCAAGGGATCTCGCAAATCTCGTAAGTCCCGCCGCAAGTCGCGCAAGGGATCGCGTAAGTCACGCAAGGGATCTAAGAAAGGAAAGAAGATGTTCGGCATTCCCATTCCTGGATTCTAAATAATCATTGATTACGTTAAACATCGTTTATTTATTCTTTAAAATACTACATAGTTCTTAAAGAATGGATATTGATATCGAAACAGATAAAATGGACATAATAAATGATCAAGATCTTAATGAAATAATCAATGATCTTAAGAAATCTCATTTTATTAATTCATCATTAATGAATATTTTAATTTCAAAAGTACTAGAGTTATCTAATAAGATAGATAGTTTAAGCAGTAAAATAGATAATGTTAATCAATGTATAATTGATCTAAATAATGCTTTTAAAAAACTAAAGATCTCGGGAAAGGAATTAACTGATTCCAAGGAATCAAATATTGATGAGGATCTTTAAGTATTAAAGAAAAACTTTGTTATCATTTGAGTACGTTCTTCGCATTCACCACTATCGTCTTCATAACAGTTTTCATATTTACGTTCTATTACCTTTGTTTCCACTTTGTGTCCAGCTTTCTTAGCTTCATTTAAAAAACAATCAATTGATTCTTTTTTTACTTCATATGCATTAAGTTCCATAGTAGGATTGTAATCGTATAATTTTGCACGATACATCGTTTGATTAAACTTTACAATAAGTTCATTACATTCTTTTAAAATATCTGCTTTTTTTTGTTCCTGTACTTTATTATCTATATCTTTTTGTCTATAAACTTTTTCCATTTTATTAATATTGATTAAACATTAGTTAAACAGATATTCTTAGGTCAAATTATTTTTAGATCATTTAATCATTTTAATCATTTTAACCATTTTAATCTTGATTAATATTAAATGAGCTCTGTTGATAGTAAGATACTATCTATGTATGCAATTCTTGGTTCTATGTTAGCTATGGGACAATACTACTTGTATAAGAAGTATAATTTTAATTATGTCCTAACTAATCAATACAAGTTAACAAATAGACCAATCCAAATAATCTATATGTTAATGATTTTGATGTCATTTTTATCCTTGTTGTATCTTGTTTATTATCTATCTACTGCTCCTAAGGAAGGTGCTGATGATACATTAACATTCATTGGAAGTTTGCTTTTACTTTCATTCTCAATTATCTGGATATTTTCAAACTTTAAATTTAACAAATTGTTACTATTTATGGTAGCAATAGGTGCTTTCTTGATTTTTGTTGGCGTATGTGCAAACAGTGATACTAATAGTGTCCACAAGGGCATGGCTATTCTTACTAGTTTAATAGTATTCATTAAAACATTCGTGTTTGATTTCTTGATATACAATAAGATCCTTCTTAAATAATATCATTTGAACAACTTCAATCTATTTAACAACTTGTTTTATTAAAAAATAAATGGAAGTGAATGTACCAATAGATTCAACAACTCTAATGAGTTTAAAACAGAAAGAACATATCGAACTATATAGCTTCGAAAAGGGCCTCGGCAAAGTATTGATTCGTGATCAACGAATAGATATAGAACCCATTGAAATTACTGTGAAGATCAAGTGCCCAGAACACCAAAAAGCCGAAATAAAAAACAAAATAATCAACGTTGGTATTCAAAATTGTGTTTATCATTTTGAATGATTATTGATTATTGAATGACTGAAAGAGTGTATTATCTTGACTCTAGATACATTGACGTAAATTTACTTAAACGTAATATCCACTTGTATTACAATTTTCATCTCAAAAGAACCATTAAAGTCGCAAAACAAAATTATAATATGTCATTAACATTAATCAATCTAAATGATATTCACACTAAATATTATATTATGTTGTCTGTATTTAATTTGATAAGCAATATAAAATTAGATACAGTTATTGATCATGAATCAATATTCATTGATGATAAATCAATATTCATTGATCATGAATCAATAATAATGGCAGCATATAGTATTTTGTACAAATACATATTTGATAATTATGCTGCTTTTAAAGTTACTACAAAAGAATATGCCAAACTAGAGTTTATTATATTACGAGACAATAACTGGAAAATTATAGACAAATCATTAATACTTTAATACCTTAACACATAAGCATAAACTTACCAGAATGTATAGAAGCCATTATGACTACTACTAGAAGTAATACCATTCCAGTAGTTAGAAGTACAAATCCTTCCTTTAGATCTATTTCTGAATTATTATATCTATTGATTAGATCATATCTATAGATATAAAGTGCAAAAGACGCCAAAGAGAACAAGAACGCAAGTACAAATATACTTAGGTATGTGAAATGAAGTCCCATTAGAGTCTTAAAGCAAGTAGTAAATGACAAATCAGTTGACATTACTATGAGCAAACCTACAACACCAAGTGCAGCAGCAACAAAAGGTAATGCAATGTCTATATTACATATATCTTTGTTAGATTCACCTAAACAAGATATATCATTTCCAGAATAGGCATTGTATATTGTAAAATTAGTACTTCCCTTCTTGTAAAAAGTAGTGAAAATACTAGCAAAGATACAACCTATTGCCACTACTAATAGTAATGTATACAAATTCTTACTGTTATGATAGGCAGTTGATTTGTTATTTATAGTCCTAATAAATTGGCTACTCATTTATTAGTCCTTAGATTTTTTATAATCTTTCTCGATGCTAATTGTGATTAGATCCGATATCTTATTATATATTAATCCTATCAACTCAGATTCAGATGCTGTATATGTACCTTTCTTTGCAGATAGATCTAATATATTAGCAATTTGATATAACATATATACCTTTACTGTGGCATCTTTATTATATACTTCCAGCCTTTCAGATTCCGTTAAGTTTGACAATTGATTCATTTAGTCTTATAAAAGAAATCAATTATTCATTGATGACGAATTGGCCATAAGTCAATTATTTAAAGAAATTTACTACTTCATCTATATCCGGTCTATTTCTAGGTTCAGGATCCAAACATCTTTTTAGGATATTATTTAGATCTCTTCCTAACTCTACTTCCTGATCGATATAATTACCTTTTGATGCATTATATAGATATTTTTTCTCATCATCATTCTGAAATCCATCAAATGGATATTTCTTAGTGAATATCATATATATACACACACCTAGACTCCATATATCACTTTTTGCACTATAGATCTTCTGATAGCCCTCTGGACACAAGTAAAAAGCAGTTCCATAATTATGTCCTCTTCGTAACTTGTTAATTGATTCGTTTGGATTAACTCTTTCAGAATGTCCGAAATCTATTAATGTCAACTCCACCGATTTAGAGTCCTTATTCTCATTATACACATCGAACATATTCCTTACCATATAATTCTCACACTTTATATCGAGATGTAATAAATTGTTCTCATGACAAAATTGAATACATTTTGCCATTTTATATACGATCTTGTATCCTATATCTTTAGTATATGGTATATTTATATCTATATGCTCAAATAGATCATGATTATCATAAAATTCTGTTACAATATAAGCATATCTATCTGACTCAAAAAAGTCTATAATATTCAAAAGAAAATGATTTTTGGATTCATCGATACTACTTATGTACTTTAGAATAATCAACTCCTTTCTCCAAGCCTGTTTTTTTGAAATACACTTGATTATTACGTATTTCTCGTTTACTGTGTCATATCCTTTATATATAGTACCAATACTACCATCAGCTATCTTTTTAATGAAATTGTACTTTTTAGTAGGATATTCAGTGTCCTTTAAAGTACTATTCACACAGGCAGGCTCTTGGCAGGAAGTATTTGGTTCCTCAAAAAAATGAAGTGATTCGTTTAGATCTTTATTTCTATATTTCCCTTTTGGGATCTTTTCCATTTTAGAATACTTCTGTATAAAATATTTCCATTAGAACCGAAGTTAAATGGTTTATTAAATGACCTTAAGAACTTCTTTAACATTATATTCTCTGTGCTCTTTTGAGTAGATATAATCAAATACCTCAGAGGCTTTTTGTTGAGCATTATAGGAATTAAAAGATATAGTGGACCCAGGTCCTTCTGTGTAGAAATCAATAAGCTTTTCCTTAATAGATTTCTGATTTACTGGAACAATACTCTTTTTGACCTGATACTCTAATACTACCCCTTTGTCCGGCAACTCTGCTCTCTTGAGATCATTTTTTCCCATAGTACTGCATATATCACTTTCCAATTCCTTCTTTGTAGCCTTTAATTCTTTTAAACGTTGTTGTAATGGTTTTATCTTGGTGTTGATTTCTTCTATCAACTGATTAATATGATCATATTCTCTAACCTCCTTCCTAAAATCCTCGATAGTATCGTCGTTTAATTCCATTTTATTAACTATGTGATATAATCTTTAAATGTTTTAAAGAAATATTAATCGATGTTTTAAGCCTCTTCCTCCTCTTCATCATCGGAATCAAGTACGTAATTCTCGTGATTTGAAAGATCACAACCAAATATAAAAGTTCCATTATAGGACTTCTCACCAGAAACGTTCGGATATCTTCTCCTACAATTCTTATTGATAGTAATCCCATAGTCAGAAAATGGACCATTGTAATATTGATTACTCCATTTATAAGGCGTAAGATGGTTCTCCTTGCAGTGTTCATTGAATGCCACAATAAACAACTTCTCTCTGACATATAGATCCTTGCCAATTTTGATATTCTCCGAATTAAGGAAGTGTGACAAACTGTTCGTATTCTCTGCCATAACCTGTCTCGTCTTCTTAAATGGCTCAGGAAGAATAGTCCAAATATCTGATGAACCATACTTATCAATTGCCTCAAGATAAGACCTATTACATGCTTGAAGTATAAATGAAATCTCCTTCTCCAATTTAAACTTCAATTTACTATCACCATCACCTTGACGGATCTTAAAATCAAATGGAAACACTACAATACGCCTAGTAATACTACCAGCGTTATCTGAATATTGTGGAATCAAGTTACCAGCTAGAATCATAGGTACTGGCCACTTTATAGAAGTTGCTCCCTGATACTTAATATTCAATTGAAGATCCTCTCCTGAAATCATACTCTGAAATTCAGACTGCTCTAATTGAAGATCTCCCTTAATTTCTGGACCAAGAATCAATGTCTTATGGGCCAATGGTCCTAAACCAAACTTACTCTCTATATTATTACTTAAAATTCCAATATCTGCATTGTCATAAAATAACTTTATAATGTAAATTAATATAGTACTCTTACCTGTACCAGCATTTCCAAGCAGATATGGAATACATTGCCAATCATCTTTGTCAGAGACATTGTATAGTAATCTTCCAATAAGAATACATAACCATCTCTGAACATCTTCTGGCCATCTCTGATAAGACATAATGTGCATAAAATTAGGACAATGAGTCTTAATGATATCATACCAATCATCTAGATCAGAACAATCTACAAAATCACAATCAAAATATTTACAAGCAACTATAGTTGCTCCAATTGGCTTGGACTTTCTTCCAACATATGGAATCCATTCATCTCTAAATGTCTCTGTTTGTTCATTATATATGCTTGAAATATATATACCATTCCTAAATGAAAAAACATTACGATCTTTTACTAGATCTTCAAATTCACAACCAAGATATTCTGTAAGATACATAGTTGCTGCTCGTAAATTATCTTTTGACGACGTCAAGTTCTTCCACATATTATAGTTAAAATCTTTCCTTGTAACATCAAGTATAAATTCCCTAATAGTCATAGCTTTCTTCCAAGCATGTGTATCATAACCATCTTTAGTGTAAATTCTTTGATAACACGAACCTCCCTTTTCATTTAATTTATCATATCTTCTGTAGCCACATTTCTTAATACTCTCCATAAGATATAACAATAAATTCTGATATGGAATATTATCTTCATAGTCTATTTCGTTGAACCTAAAAATGTTCTTTGAGACTGTACCAATATATTCCAAAGTCATACTTGATTTCAAATAAAGAGAGTATTGAATGGCATTTTCAGCATCAATAACAGCTGTGTATAGTTTATTGAATTTGGTATTAATTTCATCTTTGAGTTCTTTATCAGTGTCTAATTCCACATCATTCATAAAATAAGCGTGCAGATAATTTAATTGAAATTTTACTATTTTCTTTGCTCTCTCAAAAGTTCCAATCTGTAAATTATCTGCCTCTAATCCAAAATTATTGAGTGCAATTTTTAGATAATCAAACATATTCACCTGGATATCGTCATTTTTGATTATCCACTTATCATAAAGCTCTTCAAACATTACACATCTTTGTTCATGATCTGATGTTTCTATGCTTTCTTTTATAGTTAAAGCTAACTTTTTTGTGTATTCTATATCAGATTCAGCATCCATTTTATTATTCCTATATTTTAATTATATATTACGCCATTTAATTTTTTAGATATTTGATGATGATCCAACGATATCTAACGAGATCTTAATTAAGTATAGCTGCAAGTATGTATTTAATTGGTTTTTCCATAGAAAGTATCTTATTATGTTCTGCATTTCCGAAGAACTGATAATTTACAGGTTGTTCCTGATATTTCGACCAGAATATTGGATATTCTAATGCAAATTTTGGCATCACTGAGTCACCCACAAAATAATCAGGGTAATTAAATTTTTGTGTATCTGGAAGATCTATCTGATAATACGGATAATTTTTTATGGGATCATTGATTAATGATTTATTATAGTTATACGACGATTCTGTATTTAGATCTGAACCAGCCACTATATATACAGGAACACCCGGGGGCTCCATACATTTGTCAGTTATAGTCTTTGCAATATCATATATTTCAGCACTCTCTGGGGAAACTTTATTTACTAGATCACGAACATCATAACTAGTATATGACACTTGATTATAGTGTATGATAGGATTATCGCCATATACCTCTGACCTTGGTAACATCATCATCAAACCTGAGAAATTTTTGATTACTTGATTAAGTGGATAATCAAGTAAATCATCTCCTGATAATATAGTTCTCAGAGCCTTTGGACAACCTCCGAATGTTCCTGATACACTTATGAATGATTTGATATATTGATTTTTCCACTGGGGATCTGAATTAACAAGAAAGTAATTTGCAATCATTGATCCTAAGTCATGTCCTATTATGACAGCAGGATATTCCTGAAGAGAACATGTTCTTTCTATTAATTTACTTACGCTCATACACACTTTATTGATTTCAGATTCAGATCCTATCTTTCGAAAATCATATTGCACACCAAAAAGATTTTCGTTTTCTGTATAACCATAAGCCTTCAAGGTATCTATTAGGTTATCATACACATTTGTGTCAAAGTCCAAATTTCCTATTTGTTCTGTAATAGTATATATTCCCTGGTCATCTACAATGTTCTTGTCCTTTGCGCTCACTTTAAGGTTCTCTGCTAAACAATATTTAGCAGCCTTATTTACAGAAGGAAACCATATATTCTGGAAATCACTCTGATATTCTCTGCAACTCCATTCGTCTGATTTCTCGAAACTTCCAGTATCATTTAAGATCTTAACTTGGTCAGAATTTGCTTTGTTCCATTTAGCGTAGATCTTAGACGCACCTATTCCTGGGAATATAAATACAGGAGGAAGTTTCTTTGTGCTATTTAACGTTCTGTATAATTTCCCAAAATTAGATTTCACTGTTTCTGGAACAGTATCATTATTATTCAATTTCAATTTCTTTATAAAGTTTACTAAACTGTAGTCTCTTCCAGAAACTTTAGGATACATATTCAAGAATATTGATTCATGATCAATAGATGTTTCTGCCATATTCTCAAAACTTTCAGTCTTTGATCCAATAAGTAGAGATAATATACCAATAGATCCTAACATAATTGGAATAATAGATGAAATTTTTTCCATTTATAGTATAAATGGATAAAAATTCTATGAAAAAAATTATGTCTATTTTACTGATGATATTTATACTAGCTGCTGTAATACTCTTGTATATGATGTCAAAGAATAACATAAACAAGACAAAGAGTATGTATAGCAGCAATGAACCAACAAATTCTTCCGAACCTACTAGTTCGACTGATGTTTCAGGATCTAGTTCGACTGAAGTCCCGGAATCCAGTGAACCTATTAGTTCAGTTTCTGCGGAAATTATTGACGTTATTGCAAGTGTGTTTTCTTTTCCAGACCCCGTGAAGAATTTAGGCAACTTTCTTGTACCTATATACAAGAAAGCAGATGACTGTGATCAAAAAGAGTTTCCAAAAATGTCTGTGAGATCTTCAAGAAGAAATAATCAAGTTAAAAAAGACATAAATCAAAGATTATTCAATGCATGCAACAGCTCATTTATTGATTATAAACTTATAGACATGTAATTGAATAACTAAATTAAAAAATATTACACATTAAATATTAATCGATGCTTGATTAATATCGATCAAAATGGATCAAATTACTAATTTTGTAAACAAGGACAGTAGATGGGATAATTACTTTATGAATCTAGCTATATTATCAGCTAATATGTCAAAAGATCCATCAACTAAAGTAGGTGCAAGTATAAGGGGTCCAGATAAAAGTGTCATATCTATTGGTTTTAATGGATTTCCTTCTAACATACCAGACAACCCAGAAGATCTGTTAAATAGAGAATATAAATACAAACACATTATACACGCAGAAGACAATGCTATTAGGTATGCTGTACGCCAAGGGGAAATTCCCAGCGGATCTACTATCTATACTACTATTCCTCCTTGTCTTACTTGTTATAACATAATTAGATCCTATAAAATAAATAACATCGTTTCTATGAAACCTACTGAAGAACAATATGAAAGATGGAAGAAAGATTGGGATATTGTTTTTAATTCTATTAAAAAAGATAACGTACATTTCTCTTTCTTTGAGCAATAAAGTAATGAATATCCGTTAATTCATTTGATTTACACTAGTGTATTTAAAAATGAATTAAATCAATGTTAAATGAATGAAATGACTACCAAATTAATCAAAGATTATAACATATCTTCGATAAAATTGAGTACTCCAAGGAGCACCAGTTCTGGAAATACAATTATTGATGTATTAGACCCAGATCTTCTTCAAACACCATGGTCTTCTGTGAAATATGTTTCTACTGACAACAATAATCTACTTATTTCTGTGAACAATGATACTTTTATTGAGAAATTAAAACAATTGGATGATTATATCTTTAATTATTGTAAGAAGTTATATGATGAATTTACAGTAAATAATTACATACAGATTCTAAAAGATGATAATTACTTTAAGATCGGCGTAGGTGTGAATTGTGTGTTCTTTGAAAAAGATTTAGAAAGTACAAATGTGTATTGTTATGATCAAATAAAAGACCGCTTAAATAAAGACACAAGAATTAGGTGCATTTTTAAATTGAAGAAAATAAATATAAAATCATCAGTGATTTCAACACAAATAGAATTAGTACAATGCGAACTTAAATTCAATCAATAATCTTCAACAAACACAGACAATTCAACAGATGACACATTGCTAATATATTTTATTTTTTTCCTACATATAGGACAAGATCGATAAGAATGTTTTAAAAGATCAAGTGAACATGAATGACAACTACTATAATGACCACAGGGAACATATATTACATCTTTCGGACTCACCATGCATATTACACAGTTATTGTCTTGATTTGAAACATCATATACTTTTTTAGGTACTGTAATGTTTGTTTTACGATAACAACTGGAAAATACACCAAACATTTTATTGATCCTAATAAATAATGAGTAATATTGGTTCATCATCAATGAATATTGTTTGGATAAATTTAGACCCAGATACTGCTACTTCGTGGAAAGATATAACAAACAATTTAGGATATCCAAGACCTCAGGGAAATTTACCAAATTTTGCCTACGGTTTAACTACTGATAGTCAAATGAAATTAGTAAGCAATTATATAGACAGTAAATTGTTACAATAATGGATTCAGTAAATTGTTTCAAATTGATTTAGGGATTAAATAACTTTAAAATTAAATTTATGATACTTCAATTCGTTAATTATAAAGTTATTTAATATTAATCAATGTTTAAATTAATTTCAAATGGGTAGAACTAGATATCATAAAGATACTTACGATGAAGATGTCGAAATTTTTATAGAAAAAACAAACTATTTTGATATCGATCAAGAACAAGATCAAAGTGATCAGAATGAAAAGAAAAACCGAGCGTATGAGGATATTCTTATATATAGGATATCTGATCTTATAGAAAACTATAAAAATAATAACAATATACTAGAATACCTTTCTGTCAGTGACTTAATAACTGATCGTGATTTTAGAATCTTTTGGAGCAGTAATCCAATAGATTTCAATCTCCGTGAACTTGTATCTAATTTAAGTAGAGATATATATGATCTTATTCAAAATTATATTGGAGATCTAAGGAATGATTCATTCAACGAACTAGATCTAGATCGAGATCTAGTAAAATATCTTAATTTGACTCCTGTTATTATTAAAAATAGAATTATTAGAAGTATTTATAGATATCATATTGCTTAAATATTTATTTAAGATCGATTCAATTAAGGTCTCTAATATCAATTGTTTCTTTAAGCCTTCTTGTATATTCATTTGCTAGATCTTTAATAAGATCTGGATTTGTATAATTAATTACGTCAGGGTCTTTTAATTTATCTTTGTGCATTATTACCACCTTTTTATTCATTGATGATTCGGTGATGTTTGACGATGATTCAGTGATATTCATTGATGATTCTACGATATTCATTGATGATGAATCGATGTTGTTTTGGACTTGCTGATCTTGAATTGTATATAATTCTGAAAGTTTTGATCTGTTGTACATCTTTTTTTCAATATGCTTACACTGTATCCATATATGCTCTTTGCATGGTATTTGTTTCGTATACAAATTTATATCTGATATTATAATCTTTAGAATCTCTAAGACAAACTGCTTTCTTATCTTCTGAATTGTGTCTAAATATATATCAGCATCTTCAGTATCATTTAAGATACTGATATATTTTTGGAATGGATCATTATCTAGCATCTTTCATCTTTAACTCTATTTAAAATTACTTACTGTGGATACAAATTTTTTAATTTTTAATTTTAGCTAAAGCAGTCATTTCATTTGTATTAACTTTGTATGCTATAATTTCCACAAATATTATATCGCCTATTTTCATTGATTTGTGATCAACGAATACTGATTTGTGATCAACGGATACTGATTTGGGATCATCTGTTTGAACACGAGACCATGTATTGTCGATGCTATTATATACATAACTTTCTAATATATATTTAGACACAAAAATTTGTATAGGACCTAAACGACAGAAAAGTCCATGTTCATTTATATTCTCTATAAGCACTTGTACTGTCTCTGATTCCAATAGCTTGAAAGTAATAGCTTTATAGTCGATCTTGTAATTTACTTTACCAGTTTCATTATCTATTATACCTTCACTCTTCGGAGTGAATTCTACAATATTTATGATGTATCCATTTTCACCAATAATCTTTCCCTCGAGATCATTGATCTTACTTGAAATCACCTTTTCAATTTTTAAATCACCAGTAGAATCATACACAAGATCACTTGGTGATATACTTAACTCTTTTGTTAATGACGTAAGGAAAAACATTTTGTTCTATTAATGAATTATTCATTGATGATGAATCAATAATTTACTTAGCAAACTTTAATTTTAAAATCAATGGTTAGATAACGAATTATCTGAAATTATAAAAAGAAATATGTTTGTCTATTTACACTTGTGTAATAAAACGCATTCATTTTGCGATCATATATGATGTAATATTCCAATATATAATTATAATCACTTCCTATAATATCCTTGAGTTTAACACGATATCTATATATAGGGTGTACATATATCAATAAATAATCACTATCTGAATAAACAACTGGTATCACGTTAATGTAATTAAGTCCTATTATAGATATGTTATTATTAACTGTAATTATTTCATTAACATTTACATAGCTTAAGTATATATCATCATTGACATAATTTAATAGACCAAGATTAGTTAATCCAAATAATAGATCGAGGTTAGTTGGTCCGAATATTATTGGTTCAGTTTCAATGATTATATCAGCTATATACTTTTTACTAAAAGTTTTAGCATCTTTAGATCCTATAAAATTTGGTATACATTGAATACTCATCTAATTTATCTATTTCATCAATTCATCATTAATGAATAAAACTTTTTAACAGAAAGTATAATACACACTATTAAACTTTCTAACATATACTAGATAATACTCCTTGTCTAAATGAACCACTATATTCTTCATTAACTCCTTACGTTTATATTCATTCATTGATTCTATCTTAAACATAATGACATCGTATGTAGAATATGAAACTTTTGTCGTATACAGATAATTATACGAACATTTAGTTATTTTAGATACTTTGTCAAAAATTTCATCTAATTTATGCAGATCAGATCCATAAATACATACACTATTTGCCTTATCTATGTATTTAGGATCTATATACTTTATCATACAATGATTAAATATATGTGTGTTCGTCAGAATTTTGTCTTCGTACGGATTTGTTTCGTTTCTAAAATCATTGAAGAGACATTGATTCATTATCAATGAATGAATATTTACCTCACTTAATTTATTTTCTAGCTCCTGTGTCAGTAATAATTCTTTTCTCAAGAAACTGAAATTATTCAATGAATCATTACTGTTACATATTCTCAATTCAGGTCCAATGACTTTTTTGTCAATTGCCTTGAAACCAAGATATTTCAAGATCTTTTCTATGATCTCATTAGGTATAATTATGCTCGCACATAATATCTCATAATACACATTAACGTCATTATACATTCCCTTGTTCATTGATCATGAATACCAATGCTATACATTAAATTTTTTTAAAGTATTTAAAGAATATAGAACTGAGTATATAAATGCTTAGTTTAAACAGTAAAATTCGTATCGAAAAACTAAAAATAGAAAGAGAAGACTATGGTCCTATTTTTCACCAAGATTTTAAGTATTTTGATTACGATTCTAAATCATGTAGATATCGAAGTAGATATATGATCACGACAGAAACAGAACGTGGTAAATTAATGGAATATGAGTTTCTTGAACCAGAAATCACTAGTACTTTAAAAAATGAAAGAGACAAAATCACGATCAACGGTAGAGTATATATGCTAGAACTAGAAAATGAACTGATTGTATCTTATCCTGATTATATTCCAGAACTAAAAGAAGCCTATGAAAAAGGTTTTGAATTAGTGTCTAATACATTTAATAAGGATTATACTAATATAACTCATTTTATGAATGATCTAGAAAGAGTAACTTATAATCCTGTTCTTGAAAATTATTACGTTAAATATCACACCGGTGATGGCTGCATTAGGTTCTATATACAATCTTCCGGTTATATTAGCCATAATTTGTACAACATATGCAATGTCTATTGCTAACAAATTTAAAGACACAATTGATTATATCATAAATGCAGAACAATTTGAAAATTCGTCTAGAAAAACTAGAGCTCGAGGATAAAGTAAGTAATTTTTGTATGTATTATTCACCTGATCCAATTACAAACAGATACAAAAGTACTCATAGAGTTAGAACTGAATCAAGTTGTGATTATTTATATCTTGATGCAGAAATCACTGATAAATTGAAAAATGTAGATGAGAAAGTCAGATCCGAAGGCAATGTGTACGTATTATATAGAGAAGATAGAATATTGTCTTATCAAGACCACATGCCTGAACTTAGGACTGTTCATGAAAAAGCCTGTGAATTAGTATCTGGTAAATTGAAGGAAGAATATTGCAATGTAATTGAATTTCTTAACGACATAAATGATTTGTCAAGAAATTTCATAACTGGACTCTATCGAATCAATTATACAATAGAGAAAGACTCCATAAAATTACATATTTTACATGACGATTATGGCAATGCATTTAATATGTCTGATATCTACAAAATTACTTGTTAACGTATAGTTAACTAGATGTTAACTACTTGCCGATCGTTTATTAATATTACTTAATATGTCTCGTATAAGCTAAATGATTCTTGAAATTACTTATACAAATCATAATGATATTGAAGAACTTTTTATGAGACCTATATTTGGTTATCATGATACCAACTCATACAATTATATATATGATACAGGTATATATAGTAGAAAGATAACTAGAGATTGTTTTGAACTTGTGTCAGAGGATATTCTTGAACTTTTTAGGTCTAGTGGAAAGAGATCAGTAATTGATGAAAAAAGTGGCCTTACTTACCATTTAGATCAGACTTGTGGAAGTATCATATATTGCTATAAGAATTCTGCAGCTGAAGTAAAAGATGCTTATAATGAAGCACTAGAGCTTATTAAAGAACTTGAACGAAATTATACTGGTCATGTTCAGTTTCTAGTTAAATTAAATGATATCTGTTGTGCAGATATCGGTCCTTTTCGCGCAAAATATAAAGTCAAAGATAATTATATCGAAATATATTTAAGTTATATCAATCGAAATTACATAAAGATCTGTGAAATTAGAGATCAATTGAATCAATAATTCTATTTATTAGTTCCACCAGCCATTTCAATTAGAAAACAAGATCCATACCAAAGTCCACAGTATATACTTAATGGAGTAATTGATTTTGTAAGTCCATGTGCCACCCAAAATAATGGACCTGACAATGACAACAAGTATATGGAGTATTGGATTTGCTTCCGAACCTGGGCATCATATCAATTAATCATTGATTAATATAACATAAATGTAAATGGATTACATGTTATGAGTGGTGGCACTGCTGCAATTCTGATTAAAATATTCATTTTTGTTATTCAATAATAACACAAAAGATCCTAAGCACTTATTTTATCTATAAACTTATTGATAAAACAAGTGTTTTTTTATTTTTCTGTAATTTTTTGTTCAACTCAACAGAAGAGATCTTTGTTAGATACTAACTTCCGCACACTTTAGTTGCATGAGCCTTGCGGCTCCCGATACGGCTCTGAGGTCTGGTATTCCCGGTACCATAGCCCAGTAACTTTCAGGAAACAACGTGATTATAATAATATTATAACACTCCGAATTTCTAATTTGCGAGTCCTATTGTGTGATTACTCAAGCAAATTTCGTTAGCAGCTGATGATTATCGTTTTCAACGCTAGTTGACATTAATCATCGCCACTTCCTTGATTAAAGAAAGAAAAAGCAGATGGTTTCGACTAGTTTTAAATTAAATGTGATATTTTAAAATTCTCAAGTTATCTTTTAATAAAATATATGTGTGATCCAATACCAAAAATGAATATCGCCACAAAAAAGCAACAATATTGTATTGCTTTAATTCGAGTAGGCAAGACCACCCATACCTGACATAACGCGGAAGACGTTGTAGTTGGGGGCATAGATCTCGATACGACCAGGGGCGCTCGACCACTGAGACGAGGGCGAGGGGAGGTTAGCAACGCTAGTAAGATCAAAGATCAACTGGGCGTTGTCAATACGAGACATATTCAAAGTTCCCGAAGGTTGGTGTTCCTCGGGGCGAATCGCAAACGAGTACACATAGATGTGCTTGTCGGGGATACGCGTGTGGTGCTGGTAAGGTTGGACCAAACGGAAATAAGTTTGCGGGCGAACCGTAAAACGATCGTGTCCGTTCAACTGGATCTTGGCATCAGCCATGAGATCGACAGCAGTCGAGAGGACAGGAGTACCGGGCAACGATGCTGAGAAATTAAACCAGTCATTGTATCCAGTACCAACGGTGTAGTTAGCCTCGCGTTGGAGAACCCAGATCAACTCCTTGACGGGGTGATTGTAGTTCATGCGAATCTTTTGGGCGCTCTGGTCAAGTTGGATCGATTCAGGTCCAGTAAACTGGAGCTGGTCAATCAGATACTCGTGACTCATTTGAGCGAACCTGCGGCGCTCTTCCTAAGCGAAACTTCGTCTTTCCAAAAAGACGGTTTGCATAATACCCTCCTTTTCAGGATATTTATACTAATTGAGGTGGTTCTGATCTCAATTATAGGGTCTAGACTATATCTTAAGCCATCACAAGAGTTTATCAGACTCTTCAAGCCCAAAGCCGTTTAGTCGTTGAACATTCTTCCGCCTCTGATGTTGTGATAATAAATATTATCACCCGAGGGTAGGAAGCTTTGCTGCGGATTATCCATATGTACTGCCGTAAGTACTTTATATCTAACCTTTTTACTATTGGGAACGGCAATTAACCGTGTTCCTTGACTGCATTACTGCACCAAGTAGTAGTTAGATTTTTAGGAGTTTCCCGCAATTTGACTTTGTCGCCTAATTTAATAATTATTTTCGAACTATATGTGTTAAATGAATGACCTAATACTAGATCATTATTTTTTAGAAACTGATATAATATAAGAGAGTGCAAAACATTTGTATGAAGATATACATTATCACTTTTTGATATATTTCTAGTTTTTTCAAGAGGTCTTGTATTTGACCAATGAAAACATTTTTTAAGAGATTCTTCATCGATATCGAAGTTATTACAACCTATCACATGATCTATTTGCCAATAGGAACCATAATTGTCCCAATTCATTTTAGAGTCAAATTGATATTCCAACCACTTTTTGAAAAATACTCTCGTACATCCAAGATATACTTCAGAATGTTCATCTTTTTTATCACCAGCTAAAAAGGTTGAAATTCTTTTCCTTGTATTTTCCATAATCTTTATGTGTGGCTGTTTCTTGTAATCTGGATTATTTTCTCTCCATGTTTGTCTAGAAAGTCTCATCATTTCTTTGTATTCTTCATTATCTTTGTTTGCTAATCGATAAGCATCATCTGTTGCTTTCTTACGATCTTTGTTTGCTTCTCTCCATGCTTTATCTGTTTCTTTTTTATGTTCTTTGTTATTTTCTCTCCAAATACGATCATTTTCTTTCTTTCTTTCTGGATTACTTGCTGCATGTTCTTTTGCACTTCCTTTAACGCATTCTTTGCATCTGCTTAAATTACTTTCATAATATTCAGATACTTGCTTTGTTATTTTGCATTGAGAACATGTTATCTCTTCTTCAAGTCTTTCATTATATTTCTCTGATCGTTGTTTTCGGCGATTACTGTTAACACATTTTTTACATCTAGATTTATAATATGAGTAATATTCATTATTTGGTTTCTCAATTTTACATTGATTACAAATAGTCGTCATTCTCATTCATTTTGTCTAAATATAGGTTTCTATCGTAAATAATTTTTTAAATAGACTAGCACCTGTCGTTGAACATGGCTGTGTTCAATTGGAGACTAACTGTTTTTCGTATAATAGAGCCAATATATTATACGCAGAGTACTTTTCACACCAAAGTTCTAGTGTCAAGATATACATAGTCAATCCAAACACTGGCATTGACGATGGAAACACCACTCGAATCGCGGATCGAGGTGGTGTTAGAGGCAAAATCACGATTGCCAATGGCATCAAGACCAACAATCAATTCCGCAGCGTTACGGAATTCGATGAGAATCTTGACTTCGTGGTATTGCAAGGCAATGAGGGGGAGGGAGAGACCAGGGTTGCGGCAAAACCAGAACATCAAGGGAACGTAGTAAATACGGGAAGTATTTGCGTTGTTCTCGAGACCAATGTCCGAAGCGTATTTGCCGACCATGTGATTATCGTTTGTACCGTCTCTTTCGAGATATTTTATACGGACTAGAGCACACCTTAAGCCATCATTAGGAATTACCAATTCCTTCAAGCCTAGATCCTTCTGCTCGTTGAACTTTGATCTTCTTTCTAGTAGTAGTCGTTCCTAAGAACGACCGCGAAAGGAAGACCCTTAGCTGCGGATTATCCCATCTTTGACTTTTTTACCATTGGGGACGGCAGTTAACCGTGGTCCTTCTATATATTTCTACACAGAAGTGGTAGTCAAAGCTTTAACTTACTATAAAATTTTACCTTAATTTCTTGCATTAATATGTCTCTTGGGATTATTTGTTTTCCTTTTGAAATGTTTTTAGAACCTTTATATGGTCTTAAATTCTTCCAATTAAAACATTTATGTAATTCTTCCTCGATTCCTACATCAAATGAATCACAGGGAATAACATGGTCTATATGCCAATATTCTCCATAATTATCCCAAGTCATATTTTCGTCAAATTGGTATTGCAGCCATTCTTTTAAAAATTCTGCATCACAACCAAGCAATTCTTTTGTTCCAGTGCCTTTTGTGTTTCTCTTAAGTACTTTGTTGATCCTATTTCGTGTATTTTGGATAATTTTGATTTTTGGATCTTCTCTATACTTTTGATAATTGTTTCTAGCTCTTTCTCTTACTCGTTCTTTATTATTTTCAAAGTGATTTCTATTCCATTCTCTTGCTTTTTCACGATTATTATCTCTATATTCTTGATTGGATTGTCTCACTTTCTCTTTGTTCTTCTGTCTGTATTCTTTTGAGTATAGTCTTGCTTTTTCTCTATAACAATTTTGGCACTGTTTTTTTCCTCCATTCGCGGAACAATCAGGATCTTCACAAGAATCCATTATATTCATTGATGATGATGAATCAATATTCCGAAAACGAAATTTTTATTAAGGTAAATTTTATTTCAGGGAAGTTCCCGTCAATTTGAATCTATTGCGGGTGAATCAAACGATTCGCCCACTAGCAGCTGAATTAATTATGTTATCTGGTAAAACTTTCGTTTTACGATCAAGAAAGAAATGGCTCAACATTTAAATAGATAACATAATTGCAGAATTCTTAACATTTTCCTTGATATAGTGTCTGCATATATCAAGTGTGCTACTTTTCAGGTCATTATTATAACCGTTGCGCTTCTCGGCAACCTGGGTGAGTTCATCCCAGATTTCTAGCCAAGAACCGTAGTGCTTGTCGATCTTCTGACCTCCAATTTCGATGCTGACCTCGCGGATTAGGGCGTGGCCGACCGAGTTGGTCCAGGCAACACTGTTGGGGCGAGGAGCGGGAGCATCCTGCCAGACAGAGCTGACGGACAATGCAGGGAGTTGAACCTGCAAGTAAACGTGGTTAATCAAGTCACCGTTTCGGGAGACGGTGCATGTAACCTTTTTGCCGAAGTCGGCAGTTCCTTGGAACGTTTGTTCAATCGCTTCCAACGCAAAGTTGGTGTGACGCCTGTAAACGGTCTTAAAGAACGTAATTTGTGGGTTACCAGTGCTACCCACTGTTTCTATGTTTCCATAGAAGTCAGACTATATCTTAAGCCTTCATTGAGAATGACCTTATTCTCTCAGACCCATTTCCTTTGTAGTCGTTGAACAATGCTGTATAAATCTAAGTCTACTTATCGATATATACAGTTTCGCTGCGGATTGTCCATTTCAGTTCGAACACTAAAGCATTCTCACATCATATTTGACGTTATTACTCTCGAGGTCATTACCCTGAGTTCTGTCATAGACAGTAGTAGTCAAATCTTTAGGAGTTTCCCGCAATTTGAAAATGTTGCAAGTGTCCTCCTCGACACTTACTAGCAGATGATTAATTGAGATATGACGGATCAAGATCAGCTGAAATATTTATTTACGTCATATTCAATTATAGGAATCTAATTGTTTGCCTAAGAAAATATCCTAATATTCTTAGCAATCTGCTTTTCTACCCCACTGGTTTTTGAGGTAAACGTCCTGAGCTCCATAAGCAACCAATTGCATTAATCCACCAGCCATTTCTTTCTTGATATCTTTAGCCAAGAAAATAATTTACAGGAAATTAACCGAACTAGTCCTGAAGTTGATTATATCTTTTTCCTAATTTTCGTTATCGCTGTCATATTCATCATTATCATAGTCATCAAGTTCTTTTATTATAATTTTATATATAGGTACTTCTTTATCACTGATAATTTTGAAAGAGATATTACTATTAAAAGTCCCATACTTATTATTGCCATTCCAACAACAATGTCTATCTTTTAAATTAAATTCTCTTATTAATTCATTCCTTTTACTTTTTAAATCTTCTTTGCAGGTAATAAAACTTGGAATATCCCTTAAAACACGTATTTTACCAATGTTATTTGTATCATGTTCTTCAGTTTCTCGATCTGAACAATATCCACAATGATCTGTCCTCCTATAATTCCATTTTATATATAATTTACACCCATTAAAATCCATTTTTCGATATCAAATTAAGCATCGATTATACTACTTTCTAATGTACTATAATTTTTATTTTAATCTATAATATTCACTAAATATAGCAATATATCTGTATCTGAGACATATATCATCCTTGATATCACTACTAGATAAAAAATCACTTCTGAGAAAAATGCTACCAATACTGTCAAAAGTATAAAAAAATCTATCCTATCCATCCTCTTAATTGGATAAACTGAATCTACACCTGAATTTGAACCTTGTTCGGAACATATATCCATATCCTCCGATTTTTGTTCCGATTTGTCGATCCTTAAATTGACTTCCCTTTCGGTGTCAAGATCATTTAAGATATCAGGTTCCCGAATTATTATGCTCGCTTGGTCAACAGGACCTAATGGATCAATATGTGTTTTTGGTTTCTTTAGTTTATACACCAGTATTATTTCATATCCCACAGACATTATGATAATTGATATCACTACTATAAATGGTGCAAGCATACTGTCCCATGTTAATTGGATATTCATAATTTCCCTAAGTTCTCGATCAAGTACAGCCTTTTCTTTTATTCTTTGGTATTCCGTAGAATTGTAATAATCCCGAACAACCTTTTTTAGATCATCATTTGTGTCCAGTAGGTCTTTTACGAAAGTTGATTTGTCGATAATTACATTTTCTATAAGTCTACTGATTATGTAGTAAAATAATAAAATTTCCATAAGCATAAATGACAATACATTACAAAATACAATAAGTATCGTTGATGGATTAGGAAGTATATTAATTAATTTCATATTGTATTCTTCTAAGATGTTCTCTATTAGTCAGAAGATCAAATTGTACACAGGTATCTTTTCGATATTATTTATATCGATGATTATGACTATATTTGAATTGTTGTTCTTTATTTATATAGTAAGTCCACATATTAAGTCTGCCATAGGTAATCTACTAAGTAATAATAATTATCAAAATAGTCTAAAAAAATATATCGATGAAATGTGTCTATTGAAATTCAATAGATCTATGATCGATGATCAAAATAACCTTGGACTATTAAATGAATCAAACTTCACTGTCGATCCTGTGTATACTGTTAGATATTGTAATTTTGCACAGGTGATGTTAAGTCTTAAAAAGACCCTTAATGTCGTTAACAATAGAGAAATGAAATTGATTAACGAGATTAATCTTGGCTCTTATATCATCATAACAGTTGAAATTTTATTGTTTCTTGCAATTATTCTTTATATCTATACTAAAATCAACTTGTATATTAACATCTACAAAATTGGTAAAATAGGAAATATCACCCAAACTATGTATAGAAACAATGAACCAGATATTAATTATCTGTACATATCTATATTATCTGCTGTGTTCACTGTTATATTACTTATATTATTTCAAATTATATTCTACTTCTATGGCATTTCATTTAGATACCTAGGATATTATGGTCCAGAAGAAATTATTGTTCAATTCATGGAAACTGCAAATGGATAAGCAGTAGCTTGTTGGTAATAAGCCTGTTGTTCAGCCATAATCATCTTTCGTTTGTCATAAATAAGTGTTTTTATTTCTTTTCTTATTTCTTTTATTACCGCCTCTTTGTCTGACTCCTTGATCTGTTTGTACCTTTCAATAAGTTCTTTCTGTTCTGGGTGATCTTCACCCCACTGTTCCAATAAGTATTCATTATCATCAAGTAACATATCTATTAATTTATCTTCTTCGATAGTTCTCCATTCTTTGCCATCAAATACCTTGGCATGTTTACTTCTGAAATTAGTCAGTAATATATTATGATTTTCAGGGGCTCTAGAATCAAAATGTATCCTTCTTATTATCTCGGGCACTGACATTACTATCCTTTTTATAGCGGCTTTATAATCTTTCTCCGTTAAATGATCAAGACTTGGGTCTTTATAAGAATTAATCACTATTATATTAACATTATTATTATTTACTATAGTAGTACCACATGTATTATGTGTAGAATCTGGTGTGTGTGAATCCTTTTTAGTAATTGCTTCTGTCGCTGTTTGATCAAGTAATTTCAATTTGTTTTCTAGTTCGGTGATCTTATTTTCGAATTGTTTCATCTTGTTGTCCTTATTCTTACAAAAATCCTTCATATGCTTAGTTAGATTATTCTTAGTTTTAAAGAGTTTATTACAAAATTCACATTTAATCCTGTTACTGATAGTAATAACTGTGGGTACTTCTTCGGAATCAGTACATTTGTTTTTTCTATTGACATGATTTTCTACACATTTTTTTACATTACTAGTGTAATCACACAATGAACATTTATATTCCGTCATTTGTTAATTTAACATTAACCGATATTAATTAACTTATTTTTTATTTCTTAAGTTGATTTGATAATTTTCTTTACAATTTTCTTTACAATTTTCTTTACAATTGATACAATGTTTTTGTCGTTTAGTATGAGATCTAGAAATTAATAATATGTGATTATTTGTTTACCTAAGTTTTGACAATTTTCTTTACAATTTTCTTTACAATTTATGGTTTCTGAAATCATTTTTCTTTACAATTTTTCTTCGTTTCATTAAGACCTTAAAACAAGTCTCTAGAAAATTTTTATGGTCTTGTTGATTTGACAATTTTCTTTACAATTTTCTTTACAATTTTTCGTCATTTCAGTAAGATCTGATTTTTCACTTTAAAAAAAATTTTATGGTCTTTGAATTTTACAATTTTCTTTACAATTTAGAGGGGGGGGAATCAACCTTAAAAAACTTTTGTAGAGAAAAATTCATTCAAAAGATTACAAATTTCATTCAGACAAATAGTTTTCGAAAAAATCGACTTTGCTTCCCCCCCCTCCCAATTGTAAAGAAAATTGTAAAATCAACAAACGATAAAAAAAATTTTTAAGACTATTTTTAGCTTTTATTGAAACGACAAAAAATTGTAAAGAAAATTGTAAAGAAAATTGTAAAGAAAATTGTAAAATCAACAAGACCATGAAAATTTTTTAGAGACTTGTTTTAAGATCTTAATGAAACGAAGAAAAATTGTAAAGAAAAATGATTTCTGAGACCATAAACATAATTATGATCTTAATTAGACGATATGTTTAATTATTCAAAATTTTTAGAGATCACAAAATTACAAAGCTCCTTGTCTATATAATCAAGTGAATATACATTGAAATTGCTTTTAAAGTTATTCAATACTTCCTTTTTTACTTGTCGAGACAATGAATATAGTCCATAGAAGAAATTAGATTTTTCATTAGGTGTAATCACTGCATCAAGTACAAAGAGTTTGTCAGTATATTCACTATATAATTTAGTGAAATCGGTGATATTATTGACATTAAACCACTCTGTATTTAGATTAGGAAATAACAGAACATTTCCCAAAGGTATTAGATCAGACACTAATTTATCAGCAATTACATTTATATCGGCGTAGATATCATTTGTGCAAGTATTTACTTTATTTAAATTACTGCATAGATACTTATGGATGTCTGGTATATTAGTTGAACTGAAATGTTCAAAATCAATTGCATATCTGATTACTATAAGTTCTTCGGGATTTTCTTCAGTAAATCTATTGATTTGATCTATGATATCCTTCAAAGTAGTACAGTAGTATGTATGGGAACATAGAAATTCATTAGAATAATAACATATTCTGAGGTCAAGATAACGTACTCCAATACAAAGTTGTTTATATATGTTCAAACTTTGTGTTTTAGTAAAATGTATGGTCACACAACTGATGTAACCTAGGTAGTAGAATAAAGGTCTAAGACTTTTATATAGTTCAGAACTTTTTCTAAAAGACACATTATAACACGCAGAGTCATGAGTACCTGGAATGTGTATGTCTTTTAATTTCTTGTCCTTTAATTTACAGATCCAGTTACTAGAATAAACGTTGACATCTGAACAAGGTTCTTTGTGATCAAAACAAGGTTTCTTGTAATCTGCACATTTGTTGAACATTTAATAATTAGACAGAATTTATTAATAAAATTATGCACTGCACATACCTACTGAGCATGAGCCGAATGAACATCCACTTCCGAAACTTGGTTTACGAGACCTAAGCTTACGCGAAAGGTGTTTACGGCCACGTTTGCTTAATTTTGGTTTATATTTAGATATTCTAAAACTTCCAAACTTCAGTACAGGACCCTTAGATTTCTTGTAGAACTTCTTTGTTCTTTTTAATGACTTAGACAAAAAAGGAGATGTTCTGAAAAAGCTCTTTGGTTTACTAAATTTATTAGATCTTTTTGATCGCTTTGACCTCTTTGAGGATTTGTGTTTATATACCATAAAGTCACTGGGCAATTTAAACTTTTTCGACAACTTCTTGAACTTCTTAGACAACTTCTTTGACTTTCCTGAACCAAAGAGTCTTAGAGATCCTTTATCGTTCTTAAAAGATATCGAATCACTTACTGCATCTTTTGAGTAAGTAGTAGTGTATCTTCCTGTCTGAGGATCAAAACCAAGAGGTTGATTAAATAGACTTGTAGGGTCTCCTTTAATGTCCTGATTATATTCCCATTTAGCTTGATTCATGGGGGACATAGCTCCTCTCAAAGCTTTAGATAATTCTGATTGATATTTCGAAGGTCCTGATGTCATTTAAAAATAATCAACAAATTATTTGACCCGGGGTCATTTCATTAAATAAATTCTGATCAATTATTAAATTTAAATGAATCAACAACAACGAATTCAAACTGTTGGACAATATGGTAATGTTCTATTAGATTCCTCTGAGATAGCAAAACAGAGAGGTACTGGAAACTTCAACTGGCCTCCAACATTTATGCAATCTACATACAGAGGACAGGCTATGTCTGAATCTTATCCTATTTATGTAGATCAGCAAAACAACGGGAAAACTAGTACAGGATTACAAAAACCATTTCTTATGACTCCAGAGGCTGTTAATGTTAAAGATCTTTCATTAGCACATTTTAATACTCCAGATTCACTCAGTGATGATCTAAGAAGACGAGCATATTCTGAATATGTAATAGGAAGTACTGGATTACATCCGGATGCTGAAGGTCCTGGATGGTCGAGACCAGAATTTGAAGGAGCCGATAATCAATATGTAGTATGGGCCCAGAGATCTATGCAATTGACTCCTAATACTTTATTGACTTATTTCTTTTCTAAAGAGAATATCAAGTATATACAGGATCGTACTATTGAAGAAATTTACCGTATTCGTGGAAAAGATATAAATCCACAGAGTATTGATGAACTATTGATTATTATGCGTAATAAGTATCTATATGCTCTAAATGGTTGGCTTCCCCAAGAAAATGCACGTGGTAATAAAGTATTTAATAGAGGAGATGCACCTTGTTCTCTAGAGAGTAGATTAACTAGACTTAATAAAAGTACATTGGAAGAAACTGTCAAACAAGTATTATCTGGTATAGATCAATATGAACAATATACTAAAGATATCTCAAGTTTGCCAATGCCATTAGAACATCCAGTATTTACTACTATGAAAGGAGGTAAGACGTTGTCTGAATCACTGGGATACAATAGTGGTCATGAAAGGACTCTCGCAAGTAATAGTTTTAATATGCGTTATAACATAATTTAGACTAATTAATTGATTATTTGTTATAAGCAATAATCAACATTCATTTAAAAATTTTACCGAGATGTTGATTATTGATTTCTATTTAACAAGTTAAATTAATGATCAATGAATATTTATTAAAGACAAAATTACTAGTATATAATAATCAACATCCATTTAAAATTTTATCGGGATGTTGATTATTTATTAAAGACAAAATTACTAGTATATAATAATCAACACCCCGATAAAATTTTTGTCGGTAAAATTTTTGTCAGACAGTTGATTAATTATTATAAAGTGATTCCGAAGACAGTATCTTTATAGTCTTTTGCTTGGCACACTCCATTTACACAGGTTCCAGTAACTCCACAGCTTCCCTTACAGGGTCTACCAGTCTCAGGAAACCAAGGTAATTTGGCGTGATATAATTGTTTTTGATAAGTCATAGGTTGATAATTACCATATATTGATCCTGGGATGTTCATGGGGGTATTCTGGTAGTCCAAATTACCAATAGATGTAACAGGTACATCAGCAACAAATGTGTCTCCATTTGAGATACGTTTTTTAATGAATAGTAGTAATATGATCATAATGGCTAACATAATTAAATTCCAAGTACAAGAATTGAGGTCCTGATCCTTACCCATTTATTTATAAGGTACAAGAAAGTTCTTTTAGAAATAAATTTAAAGTGATTTAATAAATGAGTATTAATTCATCGTCGACGAATAGTTTCAGAATAATTTGGAATAATAAAATGGACCCAAGTCCAAATGGTGTAAAACCTAATAAACAATGTATAAGTCCTGTGGATCCAAAGCCAGCATCATCAGATGTATACAATGGTCTAAATTATGGAATTTTATTGTCAAATAGAACTCCATATGGTGTTGAACATCTATTTACTAAATATGGTGAAATGAATACTAGACTAGGTACAAATCTTGGGGCTAATCCTGGATCAAATTAATCAACTGATTAAAAGATTTTAAACGTATTTATAAATGGGTTCCAGTCAGTCAACAACAAAAAGATCGAATCAATACAAATTTAATAGACCTCTAAAGGACTTTCAGAATACTTGCAAAGACGATATACAATGTCAAAACATTAATTCTACATTAAGTGTACCAGGAAAAGATCCTGTTCTAGTATGTCCAGAAGCTAAGTGTGTATCTGGTGCTTGTGTATGTGGTTCTAAATGCAAGAAAGATCCCTATATGGGAATATGTTGTAAAGATGTCGTAGAAAAACAATACAATGATTATAAAACTAGTTTCTGTATTGAAAATTTTAGCAATAGTACTGAATGTAATCACCCTGGACACACTAATTTATTTGGAAAATGGTAAATCGTGTATATTAATTCACGTAATCTAATAATTTTACAAGAGGTTCTCTTGAAGTTTCTGGTGCCGTATAACTAGTATATTCTGCAAGATATTTAATTATCCAGAATTCATCATTCTTAAATGTATCTTTATCGTTATGACATAGGATCTTTTCGATCAAAGACATATTCTTCTCTGCACTTAATGGTTCTTGAACTGTCTTTTTGATTATTTTACAAGGGTTTTCCTTTATTAAACTAAATTTATCGTCCAAGTTAAATTCTATTACTACATTTTCACCAACTTCAAGATCCTTGTTATATAGCACAGGTTTATCAAAGATCTTGACTTCATTACCAGTGTCAGAATCAATATATCCAAGTGTATAAGAATATTTATTTTTGCTGAAAACTTTTACTACCATTTGTGTTTGTTCATATCTGCTTGTATATTTAAAGTATGTCTTCATATCTTTTTGTGGTATGAAGTAGATGTCATAGTTGTTCTTTTCCTTGTTTATAAAATCACTTACAAAAGAAAGTATACTTACTTCAGGATCAATAGGTCCAATATATTTATTGTCTTTGATGATCTCGATTCCTTGAATATTAATTAGATCCAATATCTCGTATAGTGATATCAATCTTCCAGAATCTGAAATGCTCTCGGAACCATATAAGTAGTCTTCAGTTAGATAATTAGTATTGTAAATAAGATCAAGTGGATAAAACTTGTAGCCAGTGGGATATTTCTTTACATGTCCATAAATTATGACATCTTTTAAATTTCTACTAAATTTTGCATCTAGTTTCACAACATTAATTGATGACTCATCAATATTATCTTTAGTAATAAGGAACATACCTGCATTATTTAGAATCACAAAACATTCGATAGAATTTTCAGGAACAAAACATGCAATAAATGCAGATTGAGTAATTACATCGCGGATATTGCTTCCATAGAATCCTTTCACATCAACAAGATCGAATATATCTTTCTTGTCGACGAGATTTTTGATATAATTATTAATATCTCTTTTAAGACCATCGTCAATTTTTTGTATACCAAGAGTACTCTTTACAATATTTAATTTCTCTGCACACGATATCAAAAACTCTTTAATTTTCTCTTCATCATCATTAAAGATCTTATTAAGACCAGGAAAATCTCTTGATTCTCTATGTTTTGGATGAAAATTGTCTCCAACTACAGTATACATTGTAGAACTATGTACACCATCTATAATATTTTCAACTTCTATAGTATAATCAACATGACCATTATCATTACCTCCACCAATTTTCTTTCTAGATCTTATTATACCAGTTAACCAAGTACCACTATCTTCGTCAAAGAAAGTAACTTCGGAGCCAGTATAAATTTCATCATGTTTTAATACGGCAGAAAATACATCTTCAATTGGTTCATTTATAACTTTACCAGGCATGATATTATATAGGTCTTTTTCGGCACGTGAAAAACCTTTGAAGATAAAATTTTTTACATAATTTATGTCATTTCCTTTGATCTTTCTGCAATATGGATAAATTTTATTATTCTTTCTCGATATACGACCACCAAATTCAACAATTTCGTCTTTGTCGCATTCTCCGTAGAAGCTAAATGGCTTAGGTTGTTCTTTTGCGGGAGATACTTGAGAAACTCCTTTTTCTTCGATTCCAAATATATCTTTTTTGTTTGTTCTTATATCTCTATCTGTCAAAGTTTTTGTGGAGATATCAGTAATTACATAATACTTTCCATCTTTATTAAATCTACTTACAAGATATGCTTTAGAGCCGTCTTCTAGTTTAACAATAGGTAAAATGAATTTCTCTTGACCTTGGCTAATAATATCTTTCTTTAGATCTAATTTCACCAAGAATGGTTTATCAAATGATACAATAAGTTCGTTTTTCTTATTAAAAGTTTTAACAACGTATCCAATCTTACCAGACCATACATCATTATTATAATCATATTCTTCTACTTCAAAACCAGGATATACATTTGAGACTTTTGTATAAGATATCATTCCATCAACAGTATTAAATATCTTTGTGGATTCATTTGGTCCATCAGTGATTGAAATAACGCCGTTAAAATCTCCGCGTTGTTCAAACTCCTGGACAAGAGTCTTTAAGTGGTTAATAAGAAGATCCTTGATTTCTAACAGCAAGTTGTTGATATTTATGTATTGTTTTGCATAATCATCTGTTATATTATAGTTTTTGTTTTCGTAGCTAAAAATTAATTGAATCATACCAGAATTGTATATTTGAGCTGTAACTTTGTGGTGTCCAATAAAAACTTTATCTTGATCAAATTTGCTCTTATAGAAAAAAATACTCATCTTACCTTTTGCAGGTTTGCTGATATTATATAAATATATAGTGCTTCCTTTGCCAACGATATAACTGTTTTCTCTCTGAAGATTATCTGCTGAATTATGTATATAGACTTTTCTTGGTTCTTTTTCAATTGGTTCACCAGAACTATCAGTTGGATAAAAATATTTGTATACTTGGTCAAGATTCAATACATATTTCTTATTCGATTCAAGTTTCTTTGAAAATATGTATACTTTTGAGTTAAATGCATTGATCTTAAAAGACACTGGACTAACATCTGTTCCGATTCTCTCGAGGACTTCATAATAAAATGTTGATTTAGGATCTTTAAATTCATCTTTACTTGGTTTATATGACACAATAGTTATTTGGTCTTTATATATTCTAATAGAATTCCTATTACCATCATTGCCGATACGATAAATCATGAGACTTCCTCTAAAAAAACCTTTTGATTTAGATGTTTTCATGACGTCTTTAAGTTTAATATTCAATCTGCCTCCACTAGGATCATAAATCAGACTGCTAAATTCTCCTGTATTTAGAACATCTAGGTATTTATAAATTTCTCCAACTACATTATTTCCGGGTTTTGAGACAAATTCTTTGAGATTCTTGTAAAATTTAACTATTAATTCATTAATAATATCTGTATTAATGGATATAACATTAAGACAATTTATAAAACCAGCAACTGTGAAACATATATTATTATCTATAGGAGCTTTACATTCTTTTAAATGAACTTTCAGCTCACCGCATTGTTTGCACCAACATCCATCTGGAATAAAAGAAGGTGGTCTACTAAGAAGTAGAGTGTTTTCATTCTCAGATAACTCTAGTTTAAAGAAGCCGATGGGATTCTTGAGTTCCTTTTTGCGATCTTTTTTGGATACCCAGCTTTTGAAAGATTTATCGATAATTCTTGTTGCACCGGTCTTTGGATCGATTTGATAAGTTTTATCGGAATCTTGAATTACATCTAATTTAAAGTTATCGGTAACATTTTGAATATTCACATTATTCTTAAGATTTACTTGTAGAAAATAATGATCAAAAATTAATTCACTATTAACATTTATAACATCACTCTTTAAAATATCGCTACTCATTTATAATTATAATTATTTTTTAACGTGGGTGTTTCTTTAATCTGGTATAATTATACCGAAGTATTTAAAAATTGATGAATGTTAATTAGAATCTGTTTCAAGGTCCGATGAAACAGAATCAAGTTCAGGAGAATCTACTCTATGGGAATCAAGTTTTTTGTTCATTTTATTAATTTCATTAACTACAAAACTTCTTGCACTATTCAAAGACTTATTTGCTATGATGTAATTAAAGATATCACTTGAAGACATTTTACTTAATTCTTCTTTGGTTTTAAAATTGGAAGACATTTTGGTTTTGAAATGAGTAGTGATATAGTATTTAAAATGGTAATATCCATAGATTATATGTGATCTAAGGTAAAAAATTTTTTTATATTTTTTTATCAAAAAATAACGACATTTCTTGGTCCGTTAATTACTTGATCCGTTAATCACTTGATCAATTAATCAGCTATGTTTAAACATTTAAAGAAATAATATCTGTTAAATTAAAATGGCAACTATTCATCAATTTAATGAATTAGCTCTGGAATTTCTCCACAAAATGGAGGAGACGTTTCCATATGAGCAGAAGATAAAGACTTACATATATAAATTTCAACTACTTAAATCAATGAATAGTAATAAACCAGTAGAAATGTTTATGGAAAGTATGTATCCTTTTGGAGAACAGATTATGACTTCGGATGAAGAATATTTCAAAAAAGATGAATATATAAACAATGCAGAGAATATATCTGGAAAGATAGGTTTAGTTAATTATTGGGATTCTCTAAATGAACAGACGAAAAATTCTATTAAAGAATATATTAAAGGACTATATATATTAGGAATGGCAGTAACTGGAAAAGAAGGTGAATTATCTGCACTTGTGCAAAAACTTAATATCAATTAAAGTGATATCAATTAAACATCGATTAATCAATTAAACATCGATTAATCAATTAAGCATTGAAGTGATATCATTAATCAATTAACTAGTTTAATATCCAATAAATCAAGTACATAGTTTCCTTCAAGATCTTTGACATTACCTTTGTATTGATTCATCATCAATGAATATTTATTTTTTGAATCGATTGGCGTTTTTGAGTTGACTGTCCCTTTGGGATCAGGATCAGGATCATTAAGATCTTTGTTCTGATCTTGTTTATTCTGTTTAGTGTGATAATTTTTGCCAAAATTTTCGAATATATAATTATAATCCTGTATATCCTGATCTGATGCCTCTTCTATTTTAAAGGGTATAAGATCAGTTTTAAACAAAAGTATAATAAATATGATCAAAGCTACACAAGCAAACGCTGTAATTATTCCCATTATGAATATAACTTTCCATGACATTGGCAAGCTTTTAAACAAATTTAATCCATTTAAAGGAGTCTTTATTTCAATTTGACTGCCCATTGATTTAATTTTATTGATAAAATATTATCTTTAGTAAAACACAAATCAATTTAGCAAAAATGAAAAAACTACCCGTTACAAGTTATAAAGAAGCTGTGCATAAATTATTGTCTTTAAAGAAGTATATAGAACAAAATGATCCTAAAGAAACTAATCATGAGACCGATCTTGGAGATTTAGAGATAGAGTTTCGTATAGGTATTTATGATCAAGATCGACAAACGTTTGAAACTAATATCGGTAAAGAAAATTTCGAGAAGATTTCTGAACAGCTAAATTCAAGTGATATCTGGTCAGAAGTTTTAACTAAAAATACTGTTGATTATTTTTTGAATGGAAGAAGACTCACCGTAGCTGGATCAGAAAAGATTTGTATAAAAAAGAATAAACTCGAAGTACATGATTTTGTGGTGTCTGGTTCCAAATTTGACCTTAGAGTAACTGTTTCACGAGAATTGAAGACAAATAAATTTCAACAAGAAAAAGCTAATTATGTCAGAGTAAAAGATCGTACAAGTTATATCCATGACATTTGGTCTTATGATCTTACAACGATTCGGTCAAAAGATT